TCCAATAGCACCCGTTTATGCTTCAAACTGCCATAGTTGTGCGCGCTGAAACCCTTAACTCCGTAAGTTATGCCGTCTACAACCAACCGGTCGCTTTCTAGCACGTCAGTCTCGTAGCCGACATAACAACGCGAGCTCTTGCCGAACGTCATCCCAACTATCTGGCTCATTTGCTCGTCTAGCGGCTGCAGAAAGCAGGGGATGCCGGTGTAGAGATCGCTATAGAGATAGGTGCTGCCGCTTTTGACCTTGCGCTGGATGGTGCAGCTGTGCGGAAAGGTCATATATCCCTCGATAGCCGCCGGTAATTCGCCAGGATGTTCTGCGCTTCGGGTGTCAGCTGCTTCGCCATGTCGTTATAGGTAACCGCCCAGTCGCCGACTTTTTCGCTTTTGTAGTTGTTGGTGTCCATCGTCAGGATATTGACGGCTATCTCGGTGGCAACATGTACAATGTCGGCCGGGATATCGTTATACCCATAGTTAGCGGAGATTTTGTAGTTTTCAACGCCTTCATCCCAGGTGCCGGTGATCTTTTTCAGCGCGTACTTGTCCACGCCTTGCGCGGGATACGCCAGATAGTCGGTGCCGGAAGCCAGGGTGTCGGCTTCGCTGCCGTCATCGTTCAGTTTCACGACTGCGGTTATCAGGTGGCAGGTCGGCAGCACCAACATCGAGGTGTCCTCGCCACTGGCATAGATGGTGGTGGCGGTCTGCGAGCCGAAGAGTGTCTCGGTTTCGTTATTTATGAAGGTATCGATCATATCATCCAGGACATTGTTAAAGTAGCTTGTCTGATGCGTGCTCAGACTGGCCCCTAACTTATCCTCGATATTGGTCTGGGTCGTATACATCGCCGTCAGGTTACCACAAAAGAAACAGGAGCCCGCAGGCCCCTGTTTCGGCGTAGAGTACTACTTCTTAGGAAGCAGCAGTCTTGGCAACCACGAAGGCACCCGGAAGCGGGTAACCGACGTTTTCCCAGGACTCCACCCGCAGAGCGAGCTTGTTTTCCTGGATCAGGTTGTGGTCCACGCTGGAACCGTCAGTCACGATACCGCTGTCGAAGACGGCCGAGTCAACTGCACCCTGCCTTACGACGATAGCGTACTGGCCGAAGTTACCGAACACACAGTATGCGGTGTCCACAGCGTCGGTCGTGCCGAGGCTTTCGGCAACCACGAAGCGGTAACCGTTCTTGGTGGTACCGGTCAGGTTAGAGCCCGGGTCCCACTGCAGCAGATCCAGGTCGTAACCAGTGCTGCTCTGCAGACCGTCAAGGTGTGCAGCCAGCAGCCGGGAAAAGACGTACATACCGCCGCGGGCAGCCTTGACCGGCACCTTGAAGGGCAAAGACCGGATGGTAGCCCAGTCAAAGTCGTCAACGCTGGTCTTGGTAGCAACCAGCGAAACGCTGACGATGCCGCTCTTGTGGACGATACCGCTGGTAGCGTCAGTCAGAAGCAGCTCTTCGCGGTTGTGGGCGATAGCGCGGGCGAAGCTGTCACGCAGGATAGCGTAAACATCTACGACGGCTTGGCGGACAACCTTCTTGGTCAGAACGGCTACACCGGCCCATTCACGGACGTCGATAGTCGTATCGCCGAAGGTCGGCTTAGTAACAGTCTTAGCGCCACCTTCCGAGCCTACTTCCGTCATGATGACGTCGGCAGTCAGGGTAGAGACGTCAATGCCGCCACCGGTGGTCAGGTTGATGACGCGGGCGGCGCCAGCCAGAACGGAGAAGTCGCTCAAGATGTTCATCACATCGGCGAGCAGTTCGTTGTTCGGGACAAGGTAGCCACCGTCAGCGCCGGTTCCGGCGTTCAGGTAGGAAGCCTTCTCAACCATGCCAGCCTCTTTCAAGGTCTTCAGGGCGTGGGCGTTGCGCTCTGCCAGTTCAGCAGTGTTGCCGCTCATGGCAGCGATCAGCTGTTTGACAGCGAATTCTTCTTTGCTTTCCTTGGCGTACTTACCGACGATTTCGCCTTCAACGGCTTCTTTCTTCTCGGTCTTCAACTTGTTGACTTCTTTTTCGTTTGCCTTCTGGATTTCGGCCAGCTTTTCGGCTACTTTGTCATAGTCGATTTCCGGAGCCTGAACGTGCTTTGCGATTTCCGCAACAGCAGCTTCGTCAAGCTCGATAGTCTGTTCTTTACTCATTATTCAACTCCTTAAGTTGTACTTTGATTGCCCGGTTCACCGCTTCAGCCGTCTTATCGACCTCTTTTCCGGCTAGGCGAACCTGGATTAATGTTTTGATCGCGGGCTGTTCGTCAGACGCTTTGACAGCGGCTTCTAACGACCCCACTTTCGATTTCAGTTCCTCAACGGCGGCTTGCATTTCGGTAATCTCAACGACTGCGCCAGCGTCGTCTTCATCGGTGTCATCCGGGTCCTGGTAGGTGCCATCCACGATGCTCTGCAGGATGCCGATGGTCTCGGTCAGTAATTGGTTAAAAGCACTGGTCGGCTGTGAGACATCGTAGTAAGCGTCGGCGAAGGCGTATACGACTTCCCAGAAATCTTCCATGACTTCCCACTTGTCCTGCTCCACCAGTACGTCCATCACGGCGCCCTTACGGATCTGCTTAATGGCTACCTTGCCATCTTTGGTTTCTGCCAGCTTGACCTTCAGGGATTGCTCAAACTCGTCAGCGCTGAAGCCCAGCTCCTTGGCGGTAATCTTGGCGCCAACATTAGCCGGTTCGGCGACAACTGAAGCCTCCACCAGTTCGCTCTTGGTCCAGGTTGAGGTGTCGCCGTCAAACTCTTTCGGGTAAAAACCGACTGATATGGAATCAATAAAGCCGTTCTGGATTTTGCTGTAGATCATCATGGCGAAGGGGTCATTGACGTCTATCTGACCGCGGCCCATCAGCTTGCCGTCTTGGGTTTTCCAGATTTTCAGCCATAGACCAATAGGTAGGGAATCGCCACTAGTCTGATGGTTGTAATACATCTTTATGACTTGGTCTTTGGGTATGACCATGCCTTTGACATCCACGATTTCACCGTGGCGGTCCAGTTGGTCGGTAGAGAGTACCGCCTCAAACTGGCCGTGGGGCAGCTTCGTATCCTTCAGCACCACCAGC